AGACTCCGCCGGGGTCGACTGGCCGAGACAGTTGGCCAGCGCCCCGGCGGCCGTACCGGCCAGCGAAAGGCGGAGCGCCAGGTTGCCCGTCATCGGGAATCGTTCCACCAGCCCGCCGGTGCGGTAGAGCATCACCATGAACGCGGAGACGCCGCCGGCCAGGATGCCGTTGGCGACCATGTTGATGGCGGTGGCGATCTTCACTTCTTGCGGAACTTGTCGATCACGAACTCCACACCGTGCAGGCCGAGGAAGCCCAGGATGAACGCCGCGGCGTACTGGGTGTTACTGTTCTGGATTCGGAAAGCATCGACCAGAAGCGGCGTCAGGTAGTTGGCCGACAGCGTGCCGGCAGCCAACGAGGTCAGGGTGGTGAACCAGTCCTTGTGTCCGTCCTTCTTGACGGTCACGAGCGAACCAGCGAACCCAGCTACGAGAAGACCAATGTTTATCCCGAGATCTCGTAGCTGGTCTTTCACTTCTGGTCCTCCTTGCTCGCGTCCTGAGCCTTCAACGCCGTGAACATGGCACCGGCGCCAGCCGTGATGGCGGCGATGGCGTTGGCGATGTCACCGGCGATGATCTGCTTGATGCCGACCGAGAGAGCGGCGAGCAGGACGGCAACGCCACCGGCTGTGGTCTTCCAGTTTTTCATTCGGGCTTTGGTTGAGCGGCTTGGATGATGATGTCGGCCAGCGGGACGCCCACTTTGGCGTTCTGGTATCCACCGGCTTTGATGGCGATGTCGATGAGCTGGAGGAGGCTATTGGCCTGCTCCTGAGTCAGTTCAATGTGAATCATGCGGCGGGAGCATCGGCAACCGGAGCTTCGTCGGCAACCACAACTGGAGCGGGAGGAGCCCACGGCAGCGGCGGAGCGATGATCGGAGGGTTGATCTGGTTCTCGATCTGCGCGGTGACGTTGGCTTCGATGGCGGTTTTGTCCACGCCATTGGCGTAGCACCAGCCGAGAACCTGATCCTGCGTCAGGTCGGGATACGGAGTGAAGTTCTCGCTCGGAGGAGCGAAACTGCACGAGCCGTAGCAGGTTCCGCTGTAGTTATCCTGCGAGCCGTTGCAACGCCAGTCGGCGGTAATCACAACGTCCGTGAGACTGCCTTCGGTCGGCTTAACGAGAAGGCGTTCGATGATCCAGTTGAGAGTAATCATGGTGGTATGGATTAGGCGTTAGCGATGGTGGTAACAGTGCCAGAGCTTCCACGGTACTTCAGCGCACCGGCTTCGACGTAGAGTTGGCCCATGCCAGCGGGAGAAGTGCTGGGTGCGGTAGCGTTTGCAAGACCAAGCACCTTAGCAGCAGAAGTTCCGAAAGTGCTAACCCCCACGCCCACGTTGCCGGCGGAGTCCAGCAAGAGGTAATTGTTCGTCTGAGTGCGGAGATAAAGCGACTGACCATCAGCGACGATATCAAGTCGCGATCCAGACGTGTAAATAAGGTTCTGACTTCCACCGATTCCAAGATAGCTGTAAGTCGCTCCGGTTTGATAAACACCAATAGAACGCGTTGAATCTGTAACACGCAATCCGTCTGCATTAGTCGTTGGAGGAGCAACCTGAACATGCATTTTATTGCTCGGACTCGCAACCCCCACGCCCAGCCCCGTGCTGTTGAGGGTCATTCGGGTGCCGCCAGCGCCGTCGTACCATGTGAACACGCCAAGCGGAGCAATGCGGTATTGCTCTATTGCATTTGCCCCGAAAGCTAAAGAATCCCCATTGTGAAGATATCCGATGTATCCACGATACCTGTCAGTACTGGTTGTTCCATCTGCAAAACACAGATATCCAGTGTTGGCAGTTCCTGTGTAGATCGTAGCGGCTGCATCACTAGATCCATTTCCTATTCCAAGACCATTAGCAAGCCAACCTGAAGGATTGGTTTGATTGATTCCGACATTGTTTGTCGTCGAATCAACCTTCAACACGTTCGTATCCACCGTCAGATCGCCGGTGATGGTGGCGGAGGCGAGCGTGGCGGTGGGCGAACAAGCGAGGATGTTGTTGATCGAGATTCGCTTGGTGCTGCCCGATGCGGGAGGCGTTGCCGACACGTCCACAATCGGGATCATGTCGTTTGCCGGATCGGCCGCCGTGAGGTTTGTCAGTTCTGAGATTTTGAGGTCTGCCATAGGTCAGTAAACGGTGAGGATGAGTTTGCCCGAGTCTTCTTGTGTTAGAAAATCTGCGCCTTCGGTCAGCAGCGAATCGAACGTGCCGAAGGAATAGACCAGCCGGTTGCCGCCGATGTTTTCCTCCTGCACCAGAAAGTCGCCGTTCTCGCAGAGGATGTCCCTCCGCTCAATCGGCGGCTCAGGCATCACGCCGTTGAGCGGTCGTGTGCGGTCGATTGCTAGTCCGAGAGAGATCACGGAGTGCGAGCGAGAAACGCGATCACGGCACCGGAGTTGATCTGAAAGCCGGTGATGTCACCGGGAAGAACCTGTCCGGTCGGGATGGTCTTGGACAGCCAAGTCCCGCTGATGTTGGTGCCGGTGATCGACGAGAACACCGTCGGCTCAATCGGTACGAGCGACGACCAGTTGCCGGTTTTCGCGGCGGTATCGGTGACAAGCTGGAACCCCTGTCGGCCCATGCTGTACTCGGTTGCGATGTCTGCTTGGACGGCCATTTTGTTTTTTCAGTAGAGGGGGCCCCGGCCGGATTGCCGAGGCCCCCAGGTTGGTTTTTTATCCTTTGCGAATCTTCGGCGCCAGGGCTCCCTGTATCCACAGGATGAGCTTGCCTCCTTCGGGAACGTTCGCGGTGTTGAAGTCGGAGCGCTGGAGAGACGCATCGACTTCGGGACCGGCGACGATCTTGGTCTTGCCGTTACGGTCCACCGAGATGGTTGTGGCGATTCTCATGGGTCAGCCTTAGGCGGTGATCAGCACCTCGGCCTGGGTGGAGTCGCCCACGCCGGCGCCGAACATGATGTCGTAGGACGCCATGTGGCTGCGCGTCGCGCGGCTGTACCAGACCGACAGCAGGCAGCTCAGGCCGTTGTTGGTCGTGACCGTGCGCTGCTCGATGAACTCGCCGGCGACCATGCCGACCGGGAGGCCCGAGGCGATGGCGATGGCATCAGGGCCGCAGACGAAACCGGCCGTGTTGGTCTCGGCCGAGGTCCAGCGGTTGTTCTCGGCGATGATGTCGAAGCCGAAGCGGCCGTTGTTGAGGCTGTCCAGGCGGCCATCAGGGAACGTATTCGAGGCCGAGCTGAACTGCAGGCGGGCGATGTGGCCACCGTCCAGGATCAGGTTCTTCGAGCGGTAGTTCTTCGCCGCAGCCAGGATCGCCGGGAGATCCGAAGTGTCGAAGTTGGCAGCCGTGCCGATGGTGATGGCCGTGCCGTAGTTGGCCGCGGTCATCAGGGCCGTCAGCTTGTCGCTGATGCCGTAGGCGAACAGGTCGGCGGAACCCTGGGCGAGGTCGGCCAGAGCAAAGCCCTGGTTCAGCTCCTCCTGGGTCACGGTGAAGTTCTTCGAGATCTGGTCGACCGAGACGCTCGTGGCGGCCAGCGTCGAGTCGTTGTTGGTCTCCCAGTTGGTCGGGTTGACCTGGGCGGCGGTGCCGGTCGTGAAGCGCTTCACGCGGACCGTGGCCTTGGGGCGGAGGTTGTCCAGGCCGACGTTGCGGCTGAAGGCGCTAACCAGAGCCAGCCGGGTGGCGGCCACGGTGATCACGGCGTCGGCGAGGTAATCCACCACCAAGGTGCTGGTGAAGGTGTTCGCGTTCTGCGGGGCATGGATCGACGCCTGGCGCAGCAGCTCGCTGTGGTTCTGGATCAGGAACTCGCGGCGCTTGGCGCCGGCCTGCATCTTCTTGTGAGCCTCGAGCAGCGGGTTGCCCAGGTTCTCGATGCGGACCGGGGCGATGGGCTCCGGAGCAGGGGCGGCGGTGGGGGCCTTGGCCGAGATCGCCGCGGCAACAGCCTTGGCAACGATGGCCTCGATGTCGAGGGCGGCGGACGGCGCGGTAGGAGCAGCCGCCACCACGGTGTTGGTATCACTCATATCAGTTTGTGGTGTCTGTGATGTCGGCGCGTTTGTCGCGCCATCGACGGCAGCGGAAGTGCTGCCGGTCGAAAGTGTGTCGTCGATGGATTCCTCCTCGGCCTCCTCAAGCTCTTCCTGCTCGAGCTGGGCGTAGAGGGCCCGGAACCAGTCGCGGCCCGCGGCGCCGCCCCATAGGTTTGCGGCCACATCGGCCGGGCTGTCGGGCTCGGCATCGAGGAAGCGCTCGTTGCGGGCCCACCAGGCATTCGCCTTCCGGACCTTGGCCTCGGTGGGCGCCTCGCCGGCCTTGAGGCTGTAGGCCTCGCGGATGGTCACGGGCTCGAGGCCTTCGCCACCGAGACCCTGCTCGACCTGCTTGATGCCCTTGTCCAGGGCCTCCCGCACCGCCGGAGGGGCGGTCTTGGTCACAGCCCGCGGATGCCAGCAGGCCGCCATGGCGAGCTGCTCGGTGGAACGGTCCGCCAGGCCGAAGGTGATCGCCTCGCCCGCGGTGAACCAGGTCTCGGCCTTCATGGCCGCGCGGATCGAATCGGTCGTCCGCCCGGTCTTCTTGGCGTAGATCCCGGCCAGCACCTCGGCATGCTGGTCGAGGGCGTCCGCCATCTTCCGCATGTCGCCGCTGGTTCCGGCCACCATGCCGGACGGGTCGTGAATCATGAAAAGCGCCGCCTCGGCGATCTCCACGTCGTCGCCGGCCAGGGCGATGATCGAGGCGATGGACGCGGCGATGCCGACCACGCGGGTGGTAACCGGCGCCTGCCGGCCCCGGAGCATGTTGTAGATGGCCAGGCCGTCCCAGACGTTGCCGCCCGGGCTGTTGATCTCAACCACCAGGGGGCCAGGCCCAACCGACTGCAGGGCGTCGGCAAACGCCTTTGCCGAGACGCCGGAGCCACCAAACCAGTCCTCGCCGATCTGGTCGAAGATCTGGAGCATGGCGGGCTCGTGGGCCGAAGCCCGCGGGCTGTAGGAGAGCCAGTTGGTGACCTTAGTCATTTTTCTTCTTCGCCTTCAGTTTGCGCCTTGCCGGCGCCTTGGCAATAACTTGCCCGGGCGGTTCTGCAGGGATGGGCTCCGGCAGCGATTCGCCCGAGGGCGTGTCCTCGACCACCGGCAGCGCAGGCTCCGGGGCGATGGGCTGCTTCTGCGCCACCGAGATCTCGGAGACGTCGATGCCGTACTTGGAGGCCAGGTCCCGGATGTGCTTGGCCTGCTGGGCCTTGGCCTCGAGGGCCGAGCGCCAGTCGATGCCGCGGGCCCCGTAGATCTCGTCGTAGGTCGTGACGCCGGCCTCCAGCTCGGCGAGCTGGGCCGCGGAGTTGCGCCCGACGTCGACGTTGGGCGCTCTGGGTGCCTGGATCGCCACCTCGTACCAATCGTCCGGAGAGTCCTGCAGGGTCGGGTCGACGCGGATGGCGTATTCCATCACATATTCCCAGATGCGGCGGGCGGCCGAGGCCATCACCTGATGTCGACTGCGGAACCAGACCGACGACATGTCGAGGGCTCCGCGGTAGACCGTGCCCTGCATGCCCTCCGGGAAGACCAAGACGTACGGGATCCCGACGCCGGCGCACACCTTCTCGGTCAGGCTGCGCCAGTATTCCCGCATATTGACGTTGGGGCGGTCGGCCTGGAACTGCTCGAACTCGTCGCCGGACTTCAGCACCTTGACCGTCGATCCGAAGATGTTTTCGTAGTACGTCTGGGCGGTCCCTTGGCTGCCGGCCACGCCAGACCGGAGGCTGGTGGCCTGCACCTCGCCCGAGCTGGTCTTGATGATCTGGGCCACGCTGGAGGCCAGCTTGCAAGACTCCATCTCGAGGCGCTGCAGGTCGTCTAGGTCATGGAGGTCGTTGATGACGCAGGCGACGAAAGGCAGCCCGCGGAGCTGGCCGGCCCGCTGGGCCTCGAAGATGTGGATGATCGAGTCCGAGGAGATCGACCGGATGTCGCTGAGTTGCCCCTGCTGCTGCTCCTGGCCGATGTAATAGGCAAGCGCCCGGCCGGTCTTGGGGTCGAACCGGACGCCGTCGAAGATGTCGGGCTGACCTTCCTGGCCGGTCGGGGTCGCCACCTGCTGCGGCTCGATGAGCTGCAGCCGGGGCCGCCCGGACTCGCCGCGGGTCAGCAGGATGAAAGACTCGCCGTCGTAGAACCAGCCCCGGGCCGCCAGCGACATCAGGGTCCCGAACGATTGCCGGGAGCCGATGTCCGGGAAACGGCACCAGAGATCCCACCAGCGCTTCGCCCGCAGGTTCCAGTCCGGATTCGAGCTGGCCGGCTGCACCGAGAAGTTGCTGCCGACCGTGTAGTTCTCGAACAGGTCGCCCAGGCGGTTCATCACCGCATTGTTCTGCTCGAAGAATCGGGACTTCCGGACGATCTGCTGTCGGGTCGAGGAGGTGACGTCGAACCGGACCGAGGTGTAGGAGGTGTCCAGGAACGACCGGCGAATGCTGTTGGTCGCGCCCTCGTAGCGGTCGACGGGCGCCGAGCGGAACTTCGACAGGATGTTGGTGATCAGGCCCATCAGGTCATTCCGGTGCGGATGGTTCCCTCCCGGCGGAAGTTGGAGAAGTCGCCGCCGTAGGAGGTGACGGCGACCAGCACCTCCGCCATCAGCTTGGCGAAGATCTGCGCGTCGGTCGGGCTGGAGATGCCGTCCTGGTTGAGCAGTTCAACGGCCAGATCGTAGTCGCCAATCAACGACTCCCACATCTCCACCATCTCGGACGGGGTCGGGGCGCCCTTGCCGGGCTCGGCGAACTCCACCGAGACATCCGAGGAAGACGTCGACCGCACCACCTGCCCGGACTCGATGGTCGAGGCCGCGGCGATCACCTTGGCCGTCAGGGCGGCCAGCAGCGTGGCGCCCCCGAGGGCGCTGTAGACGCTGCGGAGATAGGCCCGCTTGATGGCCACGGTGTACGTGAACACGGCGCGGACCATATTGGTGGACCCGCAGAGATCAAGCGCTTGTTGTGGATTCCTGCGGGATCAGGTCATTCCACAGCATCACCATGGCGAGCTGCATGATTTCGCAGTCGTGCAAGTGGTCCGGCCACTTCTGGTTCCGCTTGGTCCAGACGTGCTTGATCCGGCCCGCGCGGTTGGCCTGAGGCCGCAGCAGATGGGAGTCGAGATGCCGCCAGTAAATGTCGGGCTCGGCCAAGTAGGCGCCGTCGACCTGCCATTCGGCCGGCGGCTCCGAGATGCCCCACTCCCGGTCGATGTCGCCCTTCCGAAGCCGGGAAAGCATCTCCCGGAGGTGCTCGGTGTCGAAGACCAGGAGCGGCTGCACCACATCGGTCCGCATCGAGGAGGAGGTCGAGATGCCGAACGGGTGCACCGCCCCGGACTTTGTCGTGAACCGGGCGCCCACCTCCCGGCCCTTGAGCGGCATCCAGCCGATGACCATGGGCTTCCGGAGCCCGCCCTCCGGCGGGTAGCGCAGCCCGCACGGGAAGGTCACCGGGTTGGAGGTGATCGTCGAATAGCCAGCGCAGGCATCGTAGACCGTCTGGGTGTTGAACCCGGAGTCGATCCCGACGTCCATGTCGTGCACCTCGAGCTTCACCTGCACCCGCCGAAGGGCGGCGAAGTCGTCGGCATGTCCGGCGGCCACCAGGGTGCTGTGCCCATCTTTCCATTCCCGGCAAACCCACCAGAGGAACGGCGCCACCGCCTGCACGTCCGCGGTCAGGTAACGGCGCCCGCCGTCCACCCGGACGATCTGGGCGGTCTCGGTTCGGTCCTGCTGGACGTCCTGCTGCTCCCAGGGCTCCGCCAAGGTTCCGTTGATGAAGCCCTGCAGGCCGGCCATGGAGGCCTTGGCCTCGAGGAAGGAGACCGCCAGATGCCCCCAGGTGCACTTGCGGTCGGGGCTGTAGAGACTGGACAGGTGGTAAGACCGGACGCCAGGCAGCGCCCCGGTGTTCTCCGGGATCCATTGCCCGTGGCGCAGGGCGGCCACCTTGTGCGCGTCGGTGATGCGCCCCTGGCAAAGCTGGCAGACGTAGTGCGCCGAGGCCCGGATCTTGGCCAGGTCGGGCTTGCCGTCCTCGGTCCTGGCGTCTTCCCAGGTCACCTGCGGCCACAGCAACTTGATCGGCTCCCGGCAATGGGGGCACGGGATGTAAAAACGGCGCTGGTCGCCGCGGAGGAAGCGCTGCCAGATCCGGCCCTCGACGACGGTGGGTGTCGAGGTCATGAAGGCCTTTGAGCTGGAGAACGACTTGAGACGCTGCTCGGCCAGATCCAGGGCGTCGGCTTCCTTGGCCGTTGCCTCGGCGAATTTGTCGACCTCGTCGGCGATCAGCACCCGCACCGGGCGACTGGCCAGGTTGGCCGGGCTGTTGGACCCGACAAAGGTCAGGGTCGACCGGGTGAAGTTCTGCTCCAGGTTGGTGATTTTGTCGGCCTCGGCCGGGAAACACTCGAGCATTGCCGGGCTGTCCTCGAGCATCGGCATCCATCGGGACTTCGAGAAGGATCGGGCGAGATTCTCGCTCGGCATTAGCCACAAGGCCGGGCTCGGCTCGTTGGCGATCAGCCAGGCCAGGCCGGCCATCAGGGTCGTGGTCTTCGAGGTCTGCGAGCCCCAGCACAAGGTCACCTCGGAGACCGACGGGTTTTTCCAGTCCTCCATCGGCTCCCGGGTGTAGGGCCGGACCGAGGTCGAGAACGGCCCCGGGTGCTCGGTCTGCCGCGCGGTCAGCTTGAGGTTGGCCTCGGACCATTCCACCACCGTCTGCTGCGGGGTCGGCCGGTAGAGGTTGCGGCGGTAGTCGAGCAAAGAGCGCTGCAGGTCGGTCAGGATCATAAAAGGCGGCCTTGGTGTTGGTTGGAGATCCGGGCTTCGGCGATCTTGTGATAGGCCGGATCCCGTTCGATCCCGATGAACCGGAAGCCGTTGACCGTGGCCGCCTTGCCGGTCGAACCGGAGCCCCTGAACGGATCGAGCACGGTGCCTCCGGGTGGCGTCACCAGCCGGCAGAGGTAGGCCATCAGGGTGGTAGGCTTCACGGTCGGATGATGGTTTTTGGACATAGTAATAGTGCCAAGGCTGCCGTCATTTCGACCCTGCATTCCTCCGGCAGGTTTTTCTTCAAAAGATTCACAGCCTTCATTCCGGTCATCCTTGCCGGTCTTGGCGCTGTAGAAGAATCGGGCGCCGGACTTGAGCGCCAGGCAGGCCTCGTTGCTGCCGTCATGGATCAGGTTAGCAGGCCATCGGCCGATGCATTCTCGTCCGGCTGTCTCTTTGTGGCTGGAGATCGGTGTGACCGTTTTCCTGTTTTCCAAGTCTTTGTTTCCGGCGCTTGAATTGAGCCGCACCTCATCCCCCACCCTGCACCCATCCACATTGATTGCCCCGGTGCCGTGCGTCAGGACGTTCTCGGCCACCGTTCCGATCAGCGGCTTCCGGGCCATGGTGATCGGCTCCAAGGCAGGCTTTAGGGCGGTGCCCCATCCGGACCATTGCCGGGCGGCGTCGGTGGCGGGTTCATTGCTGTTTTTCTCGTAATAGCCGACTTCCATCGCTTTTTTTCGCCACGGTCTGTCGCTTCCGTTGTTGACCCCGCCAACAAGGTTTGGAGGGTTTTTCAGGTCGATTGCGGCAACGCGCACCTTCTCCCGCTCAGCACCCGCGGCCTTGTCGATGGCCTTCGAGACATCGAGCGACTTCGGGAAGCCGGAGCCATAGACCCAGGCGATCATGTCCCGGATCTCGAAGCCGGCGTCCTCGATCCTGACCGCCATGCGGTGCTGCGTCCTGGTGCCGGCGAAGGCCAGCAGATGACCGCCGGGTTTCAGCACCCGGAGGCATTGCTCCCAGATGGCCACGCTGGGCACATCGTAATCCCAGCGCTTGCCCATGAACGACAGGCCGTAGGGCGGGTCGGTGACGATGCTGTCGACCGAGTTGTCGGGCATGCCGGCGAGCACCTCGAGGCAATCGCCTAGGTGGAGCTGGTAGGTCATTTCCATGGGTCGGTCTGATGAAGGGTCTTCAGCGCCACCTCCTGCACCCAGCGGGTCAGCTCCCGCTCGGCGTGCTCCGGGTCATGCGGTGCGATGCGTCCGGAAAGCTGCTTTGGCATGGCCTTGAGCAGGGAGGCCACCGCCCCGTCGTGCTCCTGCATGACACGGCGCACCCAGTCGCCGGAGACCAGCCGGCGCTCACGCTCGGCCTGGTTGGTCACCTCGTCCCGGGCGCTGGTCAGATTCTTGGCCGCCGCGGCATGGATCGCCACCAGGCGCCCGGCATCAGCCCGACGCTGCCGAAGCGCCTGCACCGCCAGATCGTAGGCCGCCCGCTCGATCTGCCGCTGCCGCTCGTAGGCGCCCTCTGGCGAGTCGGTGGCCGCGGTGGCGGTGTCGATGGGGTTCGAGGCCTCCGCGGGCCGGTAGGGCCCTTCCTGCTCCGGGGCGGGGCCTTCCTCAGGCTCCGGGTCAGTCACGCGGCGGATGTTCTTGGCCCGGATGTTCTGCGCCCGCCAGGCGTCCGCCACCTCCGGGCTGTCCATCGGCATGCCCTTCTTGACCAGCATCGTGACGTAGCCGGTGGTCAGGCCCGAGTGTTCCGCGTAGGCTCGTTGGGTCATGGGCGCAGGGCGGTGCGGATGTTCTCCGGCAGCGCCGAGTCCGGCACCGACGCGGCATATTGGAGCGCCCGGAAGACGCCGTCCCGGCGGCTGTCGCGCGGATCTGGCACGCAGTAGCCGGCCAGTTGCTCCGGAGAGGTCCCGCGCTTCATGAGGCGGATGAACCAGGCGGTGTTGGCCAGGCCGAACTGGTCGATGAGGAATTGGAGGTGGGTGGGTGGCATAGGAAAGGAAATCTGCACTTGATCGCTCGAGATCATAGGGGTCTCGCGTTCACCA